GACGACCGCATGCCGCCCCCCATCTCAACCGACCCGAGCTGGTACCAGTGCAAGTTTTGTGATGCTTACGAGTTTTGCCACCAGACCAAGCTGACCAAGCACGTCAACTGCCGCACATGCGCCCACAGCACGGCCAAGGAGGACAGCACCTGGCGCTGCGAGCGCCACGAGGCCGATGGCATTCCGGTGGAGTTCCAGCGCCAGGCTTGCGACAGCCACGTCCTGCACCCTGACCTGGTGCCCTGGGAGCGCAAGGACGGCCTGGACCAGTGGACGGCCGTCTACGTCATCGAAGGCCGCGATGTGGCCAACGGTGAAGGCGATGCCCACGTCTACACCAGCCGCGAGATTCTGGCCAACCCCAAGATGTGCAGCCTCGGGGATGAGTATGTGGAGAAGCTGCGCGAGACCTTTGACGCGAGGATTGTGGGATGAGCACAGTTAGCGGACTTGAAATTGCAAACCGGGTTGAGGCTGAGTGGCGTGATCGCCTGGATGCTGCAGTGAAAGCAGAGCGCGATCACATTGCACAGTCTCTTGAAAAACAAGCTGACATGGCCACAGACAAGTTTGAACGCAAATGGGCACTTCAGATGGCTGCTGCAGTTCGAGCAAGGAGCAACGCATGACCTTCAAATGCCCAGACAAATACCGCGTGCTGGTGCCTGGCTACCCTGCAGGCGACGAGCACAACGGCTACTTCATCGTTCCACTGAAGCACCAGCAGAAGCTGCGCATCATCGCCAGCAATGGCCTGGGGTGGGAGCACGTGAGCGTGAGCCGCAAAGACCGCTGCCCGACCTGGGACGAGATGTGCCAGGTCAAGGCGCTGTTCTGGGATGAGGACGACTGCGTCATTCAGTACCACCCACCGCGCAGCGAGTACGTCAACAACCACCAGAACTGCCTGCACCTGTGGCGACCGATTGGCGTGTCGCTGCCGATGCCGCCCAGCATCATGGTGGGAATCAAGGACTGACGCCATGTTGAGAGACTACCAACAGCGAACCATCGACCAGCTTTATGCGTGGTTGTTTTGTGTCCGTCAATCCAATAAAATGGACTGACTGACACAAGGAGAAACGCATGAAGTGTGCATTTGACGAGTGTGAACGCGATGCCGTTTGCAAGGGTTACTGCGACAAGCACTATCGCCGATTTTTGAGGCGTGGTGACGTCAACGACTACGGCAGCCGGAAAGTCGCAGAAGGTAACGCCATAGAACGGTTCCATCAAAAGTATGAGATCAATGAATCTGGCTGCTGGATGTGGACTGGAGGCACAAGGCCGAACAGCAAAGGCGTGCCATATCCACGGCACTGGACAGATGATTTCAAGTCAATCGGTGCGCACAGGTTTTCATTTGAACTGGTGCATGGAGCAATACCGCAAGGCATGTATGTCTGCCACAAGTGCGACACGCCGCTGTGCGTGAACCCAGATCATCTTTTTCTTGGAAGTCACCAAGACAACATGCGCGACATGGTCGCCAAGCAAAGATCGTTTGTCGGACGTGGTGAGGACAAAAAAGGTCGCTCGAAGTTGACCAACCAACAGGCTGATCAGATCAGAAAGATGAGCATGTCTTACTCCAAGATTGGTGCCATGTTTGGGGTCAGCACTACCACCATCGGACGGATCAAGCGCAGGGAGAGTTACTGATGCAGCTTCGAGACTACCAGTCCAGAAGCATTGAAATGCTGTATTCCTGGATTGAGAACAACAGAGGGCATCCATGTGTTGTCATGCCAACGGGGTCTGGAAAAAGCCATGTAATTGCAGCACTGTGCAAAGACGCACTTCAATCGTGGCCAGAAACGCGCGTTTTGATGCTCACGCATGTCAAAGAACTGATTGAACAGAATGCAGAAAAAATGCGTCTTCATTGGCCTGGAGCGCCAATGGGAATTTACAGCGCGAGCGTTGGTAAGCGCCAGCTTGGAGAGCCGATCACCTTTGCTGGCATTCAATCAGTACGAGACAAAGCGCAACAGATTGGGCATGTTGATCTGATCATCATCGATGAATGTCACTTGGTGAACCACAAGGATGAAGGTGGATACCGAAAACTGATCTCTGAACTGACGGCCATCAATCCGGCCATACGCATCATCGGGTATAGCGCCACGCCCTACCGCCTGGGGCACGGCCTGATCACCGACAAGCCTGCGCTGTTCGACGACCTGATCGAGCCGGTCAGCATCGAGGAACTGGTGTTCAAAGGCTACCTGGCCACGCTGCGCAGCAAGGTCACCAGGGCCAAGCTGGACACCACTGGCGTGCACAAACGCGGTGGCGAGTTTATTGAGAGCGAACTGCAGGCAGCCGTGGACACCAATGACAACAACTACAAGGTGGTGCGCGAGGTGGTGGAGCTGGCAGGCGACCGCAAGGCCTGGCTGTTTTTTTGCACTGGCGTCAAGCACGCCCAGCACATCAAGGACGTGCTGCAGGACTTTGGCATTGCGGCCGAGTGCGTGACTGGCGACACGCCGAAAAAGGTGCGTGAGCAGATCCTGGCTGACTTTAAGGCAGGCAAGATCAGGGCGCTGACCAACGCCAATGTGCTGACCACCGGGTTTGATTACCCAGACATCGATCTGATTGCCATGCTGCGTCCAACCATGAGCGCCAGCCTCTACGTCCAGATGGCAGGCCGGGGCATGCGGGTCAAGAGCCACACCGACCACTGCCTGGTGCTGGACTTTGCCGGAGTGGTTGAGGCGCATGGTCCGATCACCAATGTGCAGCCGCCTAAGAAGGCCGGTGACGGCAACGGTGAGGCGCCGGTAAAGGTCTGCGACAACTGCAACGAGCTGGTGCACATCTCGGCCACGTTGTGCCCGGCCTGTGGGCATCCTTTCCCAGAGCCACAGCGCAAGAAGCTCGAGCTCAGAGACGTGGACATCATGGGTCTTGATGGCTCAGAAATGACCGTCACGAGCTGGAATTGGCGCATCCACACCAGCCGCACCAGTGGCAAGATGATGCTGGCCTGCACCTACTACGGGGCATTGTCTGACAAGCCAATCACGGAATACTTACCGCTGCTGCACGATGGCTACGCCGGACAGAAAGCCATGCGTCAGCTGATGAACATTGCCACATCATCGGGGGCGCACTTGGCTGATGCGTCCAGGATGGGGCAAGAAGAAGGGCTGGACTACATCTCGGTCCAGATGAGCAATTCGACACCACCGGCCACCATCGAGTACAAGATGGATGGCAAATTTCACAGAATTACCAAGAGGAGCTGGGCATGAACCAAAGACCACCAAAGCCAGAATTTTTGATCCAGTACGAGGAGTGGCTCAAAGCAGGGCCGCCAAAGTGCTGTCACAACTGCGACAGCTACAGCGAGCAAGGGCACTGCTTGCACTTTGACATGCGCCCCCCAGAGGAGTTTGCGGCCACGCAAGACGCCTGCCCAGACTGGACTTTTGAGATTCCTTTCTGATGGCTGCCGATCGAATCCCCTCGGAACATGAGGAACAACGAGAGCTGGTGCGATGGTTTCGCCAGACTTTTGAAGGGGTGCGCATCTTTGCAATCCCCAACGGAGGAGCTCGCAGCCGGGCCACAGCAGGCCGATTGAAGGCCGAAGGGGTCAGCTCTGGGGTGCCAGATCTATTCGTGCCTGCGTGGGGTTTGTGGGTCGAAATGAAGCGCAGCAAGGGTGGCAGCCTCAGCCCAGAGCAAAAGGACTGGATTGCATACCTTGAAGGCTGCGGGTATCAGTGCATCGTCGGTAAAGGAGCAGATGACGCAAAACAAAAAATTACGGAAGCATCAAAAAGCCTTTGATTGTTGTAGATTGTGGTGCATAATGTGCGCATGGGTTACCTGTACATGCTTGAATTCAGCAATGGAAAAAAGTACATCGGCATCACGCGCCAAACGCCTAATGCTAGGTACACAACGCACAAAGCTGGAGTCAAAAAACACAAGCAGTTGATCCATAAAGCGTGGGCAAAACATGGTGATCCAACGATGACCGTGCTTGCTGAGTTGCCTGATGAAGAACTTGCACAGGCAGAAATTGAAGCGATCAAGCAGCACAAAACGCTCAATCCTGATGGCTACAACAAGTCTCCTGGCGGTTTTTTGCCAAGCATTGATCAAATTCTTGGTATGTCTCAAATGATGCGTAACAGGAAGATTTCTGAAGAAACGAGGAAACGTATGTCTGAAAGTGCCAAGCAACATCGTGCCGAATTAAAAGACGGCACTAAAAAACCTGATCCGAAAAGATCAAAGTACATCACCATAAGAATTCCAGATCACATCAAAGATGAACTGGACAAGTTGGCAGATGCCAACACCAGGACACTGGCATCTCAAGTGTTGCACTACATCAAACAAGGACTTTCCAATGAGAAACAAGCTCAGATTTGACGTGAAATGGCTGCCTCGCCGGGCGCCTTACTTTGCCATCGGTTTTGACTCTGGCGAGTTTCGGCTGTACCTGTGGGTGGTGGACATTGAGGCTTGGTGGGGTTACTGATGGCGCAAGACGTCCCGAATGACCAGCGCTACATCCTGGTCAAGATGCTGCGGCCGCTGCCGATTCGCTTGGCCGTGTGCCAGGCGATCGGTGGACCAAAGCCCACGGCCATTGCCGTGTTTTTTGATCGCCAGGACAAAACCTTCAGCCTCATCGATGTGGCGATATGAAAAAGGCAAAGCGCAAGCCTCCGCAGCGGCCAAAGACCTACAACAAGCTCCACGAGCTGTTTGCCAGTCCGACTGAGCCGCTGCCGCAAGAGTATCGAGTCCACCAGCTCACGCGCATGTATGAAGGACTCCATGCTTTGGAAACTGCCAACAACCCCACCACCGAGGACTGGCGCGTGGTGAGCGATGCCGTCAACATGCTCGAGACGCTGGTGGTCGAGATGCAGGTCTGCGAGGACGCCAGCGGCCTGCTGCAAGACGCCATTCGTGGCCTTGCCATGGCCGGACAGCGCAACAAGCGCGAAGGCAAGCCTATCAGGCTGGATGGCCCCGGCATTCAGGCTGTGAGGGCTGTGCTGGCCAGCTACGCCGAGCTTCTGGACATGCTGCCAGCTCGCACCATGTACCGCTGCCACCGCCTCACCGAGCAGCGAATCCACGACATTCTGGACGGGCGCAAACGACCGCACGATGTCGAGATTGTTTAGGGTTTGCCCTAATGCTTGCGATTGTGTGGTTTTGTGGTAAAGTGTGAGCATCTAAACCAACCAGCAAGGAGCTGACCGTGAACATTAAACGCTACCAAGTCATTCTGGCTTTCATCGCAATCATCATCGCCTTTGGCATCGTCGGCCAGGCTGACTACGAGGAGGCCGAGCGCCAGCACGACGAATACTGCGAGATGGTCAAACTATGGAAGCAGACCAAAGGCGAAGCTGGCTGGCCTGCATTCCGAGCTGGCGAAGTGAGCTGCGAATGAGCTGCCACGGAGACTGCCGCCAAGGCCGGGACTGCAACTGCGCAGGCGTGCACGTCGTGCCAATAAACGATTTACGAGACCACCAGATCAATGGCAAGTGCTGGTGCAAGCCCAGGCTGGACGATCAAGGCGATGAGCCGATCTGGGTGCACAACAGCATGGATGGCCGGGAAGCCTTCGAGACTGGCGAACGCCTGCCCTCATGAAAAAGCCCGGCACTAAGCCGGGCAAGATGGCCGCAAGGCCACCAGGGGGAGACAACCTTCAGTTCAGTTGGCGTTCAATTTCGGCACGGTCTGCGATGCAGGTGCGGAGCGCAATTCGTAGTTGATCGGCTCGGGCAGCTTCCCTTGCAAGAAACTCCCCATCCTGTCGGTAAAGCTGTGTTCCAGTGCATCCGGTGGCAGGTTCAACTCTAGGGCTGGCAGCCTGGGGCACACTTGCAGAACCTTCGGCTGGACGGTCGGAGCGCTGGCGCAGGCTGTCAACAAGAGCAGCGTGCTCACGGCCAATGCGACGGACTTCATTCTGATGCTCCTTCCTCTGTTGGGCCAGCGTGGCCTGTAGTTCGTGCTCCTTCTGGCGCGCCTTCATGGCCTCCTCGGCTTGCGCTGCTGTCACCGCCAAACGCTCTGCATCCCACCTTGCCTGCACCAGTGTCTTGCCATCCTGCCGCCCCTTGCTGTAGGCGTAAAAAGCAGTCGCGGCAAGTGATGTGATGGTAAACGTGCCGATCACAGCCATCAGCCGGATGTTCCACATCTCAGGCTTTCAGACCCTGCGTGGTGACGATGCGCAGCACCACGTTGATGACCGGCAGGCCCACAGCCACCACCACATACCAATGCTCTGGCAAATAGGGCTGCAGCAGTCCTGTAGTGGCCTCCAGCGAGGCCAGAACGGCCACGATGATGTTCACCCACAGGGTCTTGGACTTCCACCAGGATTTCATGGGTATTTCCTCCGGTCCAACTCGAAGTGTGGCCCATCCTTGAAGGTGCGCCAGTCACCACCCCATACGATGGCCACGCCAGCCTCCTTGGCTGCCTCCTTCATGGCTGCAGCGATCTGGTGGTACAGAGGCCAGGACCAGTCCACCTGGTCATCGACCCAAGCCCCAAGATCGACCGCATGGCCGGTGATGTGGCGCGAGTTCAACGTCATGCTGGCACCGGCATCCTTGAGCTTCTTCTGGCGCATCGGGTCGCGCAGACCCTCCAGCACCGTGAAGTCCACCGTGGTGATCTCGATAGCACGCTCGACCACCTT